TATCTGGATCTTCTTTATATGCAATACTGATTGTACCTAATGCAATTTTACCGTCGTTTGAACAACGGTAATTTTCTGTGTCAATTTTAAAACCTGCATCTGCAATTTCTCTTCTGATAGTTCCAATAATAGAACTATGAGAAATAGGAGTATAGCTTTTTGTTTTCTCTGGTACTTCTATCGTAAACATTTTAGTAAACGCGTCCATACCTTTTATTGTTGTTTTCATTAAAATAAACTTAGTTGTTGATTTTCTTTTAAATAATCTGGTACAACTGCTGAAGACTTTTCAATCTTAGCAATCTCTGAATAGATTTTATCCAGATAATACTTGGAGTCTACTTGATACTCATCCCAGGGTCTTTCTTCAAACTTATTGAAGATTGTTTGGTAGATGTTACCACTCTCTAGTTGAATTCTTCTTCCATCAGGGTTAGCTTTTACTAACTTAGAACCTCTTTTAGAATTGTAGTATCTCACAAGTTTCTTTAACTCTTCTTGATGATACACGCCTTCATTAACACTTTGGTTAATAAAGAACCAATCACCCTTCAGTTTTGCACCAGCGCAATAGTCATGAATATCTTTATTGTCATTTAAAAAGTCTTTGGGGTCTGTCCCATGAATAAAGTATGCATACCATGCTTTAGGTATAATCAACATACTCTTGTTCTTATGCAAGGCAAGTTCATCAAACTCAAAGCGACCCTTGCATTTAGTCTTACCATTCTTGTATACAGCAATGTAGTTGTTTACATCACCAATAATCATTTTCTGGTATTCAACTGTTTCTAGTTGAAGGTTTGTCATTTCTTCCCACTCTTTACAAATCTGATAGAATAGTTCTTCATGTTCTTCGTCAATCAAGAACTCTAAACCATCTGTGTTTTGCATTAGCGGTTGTGCTCCAGGAATTCTTGTTGCAAGCATCTCATACAATTTGCTTAGCAACAACTGACCATTTATGGTAATTCTAAATGTCAACTCTGGATCATACAAGAAAGAATTTTGTTCTTTACTAAGACCGTAAGTTGCATTCAGAATAATCTTAAATAAATAGTTCAAAGGAGATCCTTTTGGATACTTCTTTCTTTCCTCAAACATCCACTCATACAATTCACAAAACTCCTGTTTAGGTAGATGAGCAGGAGACCACTTGTTTCTAATAGCAAGGTTAGGATAAAAACTTGTTACGTCCGCAGACATAATCTTTTTACCTGCTGTTGCCTCATAGATGCCAGATGCAATACAACCATGTAAACCACCCAACGCATAGTCAGTTGGTACATTCTTGTAACGCATTCTGTAAGTTGGTCCTTTCTTCTTACTCTCATCTTCATAACTTATAGATGTATCTACAACCAAATGTTTAAACCAGTTGTGTACAGCTATAAACTCTGGAGTTTCAAATTTGATATAAGGAAGGAGAATGTCCCGCACTACTACACTTTCACGCGGGGTTCTCATCTCACGTATAGCTCTCTTATCCATATTAAGTTTCTCAGACAAGAAATGTAAAAATATTTCTTTAGAGATCTTAGGTTCAGATGCACTATACAGTCTAACATTATAAGTCTTACTTAACTCTGCACGCAGGTTAATCTGTTCACTCATGAGTTTTTTGCCACTCTTGTCTTTCAGGTTAAAAATAGCTTTAGTACTTTGTACGTCATTGATACAGTACTTGATAACCATGTCTATTGTGTCTTTATCTCTAACTGGTTCATAGTGAGGATGAGGCATCTCTTCCACATTAAACCAATCCATAGAGAATTGTATCCACTTTAAACTTGATCGCTTTGCTTTGTTATCCCAGTGGTTGAGTTTATAAACATCAATACAAGGAATAGAAAGTTTAAACTCTGGAAAGTCAAGAAACTCATTGTTTCTAGATTTCTGGATAACGGACTGTGCATATTGGTAAATGATGTCAGCAATTGCTGCACCATCATACTCAGGGTTTGAAAATCCTACAGCATTCTTAAGAATATACTCTGTTATTTGAGCGTCAAACGCAAGATTGTTAAAACCAAAATGCCAATCACCTGCTGCTTTAGAATCAATTAAGAACTCTATAAACTCAGGCATTTCATTTTTGTAAGGACTAACTTCAAAGATTTTTCTGTCATCAGAATCATAATCTTCAAAGCATGCAATAAAAGAATTACAGATTGTCTCATAGTCCATTATCCAGAATCTACGAGATCTCATTACACTGATTGTTCTAATGCTTTAGAAATTGCTGTGTGTTCAGGATTCATAACAAACATGTTAATGAACGCTGTAATATCATCCACACTCTCTAAGTAGTACTCAGACAATGTTGCCATTATTCTGCGTTCTTCTACAAAGTTTGGTTGTTTTGGGTCTGCACCTTTCATCATGATAGGTTGACCTTTGTCATTAAGTTTAGGAAGCATAATTGCTTTCTCCATTGGTGTCTTACCAATTACTGCTAGTACTTTAGTACTAGGATCATAAACTGCCTCAGTGTAAGGACAATCTGTTGTTGTTGGGATAAGTCTGAATGTTTCAGTACCGTACCAATCAGCTTTGTAAGCCATCATTGACTTGCTCATTTTTTATAGTATTTAGTTGGTTTATAAAAGTTTCTTTTTCTCTGTTGAATCCTTCACACAGTTCACCTACAGTCCTCAATAGATCTTCATCAATATTAAGGATGTTAGCGTAAACTGCAAAATATTTCTCAGGAAAAATAAAAGATTCTATGTAGACCCATTCTGGTGTATGAACACCATAGTAATCACACAAAATCTTCTTACATGTTGTACTCAATTGTGAGTACTTACCATTGACACAGGCGTCAAAATCCTGGTTCATGGTATTTAGATCAAAAACATACGCTATTGTTTCATCATCTATGGGTAGACAATAATCAAGGTATTTGTTAGTGATCAGAACGCCAGATTCAAAAGCTCTCCATTTGTCAGTATCCTCACGCTTATACACGCATATCAACTTTCTATCGTTAATATCAACTTGACCATCCCATGAAACATAAGTTTGTATTGGTCTAGGGTGTTTCTTCTTATTAAATCCTAATAAGGGAAACAAGAATGTGTAAGATTTTTGAAAATACTTACGGTAGATTTCTGATATCATAAAGTTAACTCTCCTTCAGTTAAATAAATATAAGGTAAATCAAATTGGCGATTTACAAAATGATAATTAGCTTCATTAAGCTTTGTTTTTGTTTTTTCAACCCATGCCATCATTGTGTCTGGACTAATTAAAATTGGTGCAATCTGCATATAAGGATCAACAACTATGAACCTAAATTCAATCTTCCAACCTTCATAGTCTCCCTTAGTGAGATAGTCTTCAACAAGTATGTAATACATTGCTGCTTGCATCCAGTAGTTATAATAGTCTACACTTTCTGTAAAGGATGATAATGGTTTACTTGTTTTCTTTAAGTCATTGACTCTCACTGTTTTAGCTAGTGGGTCAAAAACTAAATTATCAATAATACCACGCAAACCAAACTGATGCTCTTCATTAATTTTGAAAAGTTCAATTTCATTTTGTTTAGTTATACCATTCATGCTATCACCAAAGTATCCCATTTTGTCCATGACATTATAATTACTTGTGATACGTTCAACAACAGACTTACAAAAATCATAAGTTTCCTGATTGATAATAGTCTTACCTGTTTTACCAGTTAAGAAATCCCAGTACTCTTCATGACGTGATGTAATGATTTTCTCTATGCGTTGTCCATCAGTCTTCAATGTTTGATACAGATTCATATCTTTTAGAATATCAAGGATAGCATCCCCAAATTCACCAAGATTAGTACGTGTATCACCAGAAGCTTTTAGTTCTTCAGCATGTGCAAATAAAGTATCTAAAACTTTACGTGGGTTGTCACTTGGTACATCTCTTACAGAGATAATAAATTGTCTGTCAAAGTCTTCAGGACGCAATAACAAGCAGTGTATTAGCGAACCTTCAACCATGTTTGGATCTTGAGAGTCATCTCTCTGTTTCAACACGTAGTGTTGGTAAAATAAAGCAGGACTATATTGTAGTTTGTTCAGTCCTGAATAAGACATAAGGAATTTCTTACTAAAGAATTCTTCCTCTTTTTGCAACCTGTCTGTAATAGACATAGGTGCGATAAACGATTTTGTTACAGATGATGCCATTAACCTTCTAATTCTTTCAATTCTTCAATTAGTTCTCTTACTTCTTCAATGATGTCATTTTTCAATTCATCAGTTAAAGTTTGTAAGTGTTGTCTGTCCATCCAGGACTCAAATTGGTCCATTCTTTTTTGCTGTGCTTTTGTTAAAATCATAATATTAAAATTTAATTTTCCATATCCTTTGCAAAGTAGCGTCCTAAGATGTTACCGTTGTAACTATCTGTTTTTAAGACATCTAACCTTACTTGCCATGACAATTCACAGTATGACAAATACTTTTTACTGCGACATAATTCCAAGATTTCACGCTTAAACCATTTGTTACCTAGTTTAGAAATGTCATCTTGCAATTCTTTGGATGAACCATGGTATAACATCCAGTCTGATTCTTTCACTATACGATTGAATTGTTTGCGTGTACCTGTAAGTCTCTTTTCAGTCTTGGTGACTTTCTTTTTTCTTACATTGTACAAACTCTTTTGACCAATATAAATCCTACCATTTTTCATGTTAGTGATTTTGTACACAAAGCCTACCAAGGCTTCATGATTTGGTAACTGATCAATCTTTGTGATCTCTTTACCAGACTGTTGTAATATCCAGTTGTTCATGTTCTTTGTATTTGTCTAGTGACCTGTGTAATACAGGTGCTAAATACTGCAACGTTTTTTGAGCACCATGCATCTTAACAATGTCACTTAGATCTTTTTCTTGTGGTAAATATACAAAAGGAAGGTTATATAATTCCTTATACTTCTGCATACTATTAATACCAGGTTGGTCACTATCCATCATTGTTACAATACCTTCATATTTGTCTTTTAGTTCTTCTATAAGACTTTTATCAAGG